GAATATTATGCAGCTGGTGTTGGTTCAGCAATCACGGGCCGTGGTGCGGATTTGCTTATCATCGATGATCCACACAGTGAACAAGACGCAATGAACCCCGAAGCGTTGGAGCGTGCTTATGAATGGTATACGTCAGGTCCACGTCAGCGTTTACAACCTGGCGGAGCGATTGTATTAGTTATGACTAGATGGTCTACTAAAGATCTAACTTCAAAACTTATTAACTCACAAAAAAATTTAAAAGCAGATAAATGGGAAGTAGTAGAGTTCCCTGCTATCTTGCCATCAGGTAAACCCGTATGGCCACAATATTGGAAGAAGGATGAACTAGAAGGAGTTAAGGCTTCTATCTCTGTTGGTAAATGGAACGCGCAGTGGATGCAAAATCCTACCGCGGAAGAGGGATCGATATTAAAAAGGGAATGGTGGAAAGTTTGGGAAAAGCCATCTATACCACCCCTACAACATATCATCCAAAGTTATGATACTGCATTTTCTAAAAAAGAAACGGCGGATTATTCTGCAATCACCACCTGGGGAGTTTTTTACCCAAGTGAAGACTCACCTGCCAATTTAATATTATTAGATGCAATGAAAGAAAGACTAGAGTTTCCGGAACTTCGTAAGGCAGCATTAGAGCAATATAAATACTGGAATCCTGATACAGTTATTATTGAAGGTAAAGCATCTGGAATGCCTTTAACTTATGAGTTGCGAAAAATAGGGATACCTGTTATAAATTTCACACCTAGTAAAGGTCAAGATAAACATGCTAGGGTAAACGCTGTATCGCCGATGTTTGAGTCGGGGATGATTTGGGCGCCTGACGAAGAGTTCGCAGATGAGGTAATAGAGGAGTGTGCATCATTTCCATATGGAGATAACGATGATTTGGTGGACAGTACAACACAAGCGATAATGCGTTTTAGACAGGCAGGTTTTGTAAAACTACCTGATGACTATGAAGAGGATTCATTACCGCAAATAGATAGGGAATACTACTGATGGAAGATGAAGACTACAAAGAATCAGAGATAAGTAAAAAAGTAAAAGAATTAATGGATGACGGCTATGAGTTTGGTGAAGCTGTCAGAGAAGCTTTAAAAGAAGGATTCGCGGACGGCGGATCGATTGGTATCGAAGTTTTATTCAAACC